ACGCGGCGCAGCATGTCAGCACGCCAGCGTTCATCAGTGTCAACGCGTTGCGTCGGCGCAAGGGCGATTTCACGGTCGGAGAGTGGATCATGGATAGCGGCGCGTTTACCGAAGTTGTGCGCTTTGGCGGCTATCGGTTTGGCGTTGACGAGTACGCTAGTCAGATTCGCCGCTGGTCGAAGTGCGGCACCCTGCTCGCCGCTGTCGCTCAGGACTATATGTGCGAATCGTTTGTTCTGGAGCAGACTGGCAAGACCGTTGCCGAGCACCAGCAAATGACCGTTGACCGCTACGACGCCCTGATGCGTGAAGACGTTGCTGGTGTTTACATAATGCCGGTTCTGCAAGGGTACGAACCACGGTCATATGTTGACCACTTGCGGCTTTATGGCGAGCGGATCGCGCTGGGCGCATGGGTCGGCGTTGGTTCCGTATGCAAGCGGAATAGTAACCCGGCGTCAATCGTTGCCGTGCTGCACGCGATTTTGCGAGAGCGCCCCGACCTCAAGTTGCATGGCTTTGGCGTAAAGCAAACGGCGCTAGAGATTCCGTACGTTCGCGAAGCGCTGCACACAGCAGATTCAATGGCGTGGTCGTTTGCAGCTCGCCGCGAAGGTCGAAATGCAAATGACTGGCGCGAGGCTGAGTCCTACGCTGAGCGGATTAAGCGCATCGTGTTTGCACCTACTTATGCGGGGCAACAAATTCAACTTTTTGGAGCTATGCAATGACACAACCCCCAAAAGGAACCAAGTAATGAACACAGAACGAAAGTTAATCCAGCAGTTGCGGGATGCGCTGAATGAGTACCAACCATGTGACCACGCCAACACAGAAATCGTGAGCGCTGGCTGGCATGACTGCAAGCAGTGTGGTGAACTAATCCGACCGGCGCATTACGCGCGAGACCGCGAAGACACGGCGCGTGTTGTTGATCTCATCGCCGCAGCCGACGCCTATCTAGCAAGTCCAGACTGGATACGCGTAGAGGATGCGTTGCCGGTTGTGCCGGATGGTAAGCGTTGGATTATGGTATGGGTGTTTTGTGAAGGGTTGCACAAAAGCCCGTTCATTGAGCGCTTTTGTGCTGGCGACACTTCGATGGTTGGCAGTCACTGGATGTACCTCGACACGCCACAACCACCCGAAGGAAGCAAGTAATGGGCAATATCCCTGAACACACCCTGCGGGGTGAGGGGTGAGCAAGTGGATTTGCGGTGAATGCAGCGCTATCTGCGCGGATGACGCGTACTTGCGTGCCAGTAATCCATTCAATCCTAAGGATGAGATTGTCGGTTGCCCGAAGTGTTATGCGGTTGACTCGTTGACGGCTGCATGCGATGCCGAAGGATGCGCCAGAGAATCAACCTGCGGAACACCTACGCCCGATGGCTACAAGCGGCTGTGCGACGATCACTTCAGGTTGCTGCCGCCTAACCAATCGGAAGACGGCCCGCTAGCCGTGGGTAACCACCGCCGCCCCCGGATCATTGAAAACAACCCTGACCAACCAGCGACCGGGCGCGAGGTAGTTGGGCAGCGATGGATTGCCGAAACCGGCAAGGATTGACGCAGAGTTCTGCGGACGTGAGCCAGAAACTGGAATGACAACACCATCCTTTTCGAGCGTGACGGTCTTCATGGAGCCGCCGAGCGCGCTGGCGGCACCAAACGTCAGTGTTTTGAGGCCAGAATCATCGTCTGTGACATCAAGCACGAGCGCGAACCCTGAGCCAGCAGCATAGTTTGCGCTTTCAAATGGGACGCCAATTTTGCTGAGAGTGCCGATGATTTCAACGGGGCCAGCGGTCGGCGAAGGAGCTACGGCGGCACCGCCGGACGCTTGCGCGAGAACGGACGCTACTTGTTCAGGGGTAAGTGTGATTGTGGTCATATACAAGCCTTTAGCATTTCGTTGGATTGATCGAGCGCTGAATCAAGCCGCTCAATGTCGATTGCAGCGCGCTTCACGCACTGCGAATTGGTGATTTCAGGGGGGCACGGGGTGAGCCGTGACGGCTTCGCGGGCACCGCCGCAACGCAGGAGACGCGCACCGGAACCTCTACGACCTGTTTCGGTAGGTAGCTGCAACCTGTCGATAAAACAGCAAAAAACGTACACATTACGGCGATATGTACACGGCTCATCGCAGCGCCCTCGTAATTGCATCGTCCGTGCGCTCGCATTCCGTCGCGCCTTTCGGCTGGATCGCTTCAATCGTTGCGACGCGGGTTGATTCCTGACTCTTGCGTGCTGCGTTGGCCTTTTGAGCCACGGCAAGCGATTTGATGATGCGCTCTGAGTCCGCTTTCATCTTGTCGGTCGCCGTCTGGATTTGCTTGAATGCCGCAGCATCCTCAAGCAATCTGGCGTCACGCTCTTTGATGCCGCTGTTCAGGTGCGATATGTACAGTTGCTGTCCACCGACACCTAAACCAGCCAGCAGGAGCAAGGCTAGGAGCGCTTGAACCACTTGGACACCTTTTCGTCAACAAACTTGATGACTGCGTCCTGATTGGCGTGCAGAAAATAGCCGCCAGCCAAACCGAGAACTAGACCGATGATGAACATGATTAGCCTTTCTATCTTTGGGGGAACCCAAGTAACCCATTTTCCAGAAGATCGCGCAAACTGATCGCGCCTGCTTTGCTTTTAGTTTTTGACGTATCGCCTATTAGCTCCCAATTATGGGGAGTGCGGCCAACTCGACCGAACGGGTCAAAATGATCGTTGGTTAAGCCTTGCGCGATTGCTTCTGGCGAATTTTCATAAATGTTCGTAGAGAATTTACCGAAATGATCTGATTTTCTAGCATATGCTGGCTGTCCGTCCTGCATAATCAACTTGTATTCTGACGACTGTCTGCCGTTGTAGCTTGGTGATTTGTAGATGGATGCGCCGTCAAATTCGCTAATCGGAATCGACTTGAATTGAAGATTCTCGTTCTTGTGAACGCTTGATTTGATGCCGGGGAAAGCATCAACCACATCATTCAGATACTTTTTCGCTTGCTGCTCCGGGGTCACCGGTATATCAGAAAGATATTTCTTTGGCGAGACTTTCGTTGCATAATCAAGCGAAACAAGCGCCCTTTCTTGTTGCCGTTGCGATGCGGATTGAAAAGAATCGGCCCAATTATTATTTTTTACAAACGCGTCAAGATAGGTTTGCCGTGCAGCGGATGCTTTCGCTTCGCTTTGAACCTTTTTTGTCATGTTGGTTGGTTCAAACCATTGTTTTCCAGTAAGCGCAGCTAGGTCGTCTGCGTTTTCTGGAATCTTCCCATACGGAAGATTTATCATCCCGGCTTGTTTGTTTAGCGTAGTCGGTGCCATCGCGTTATCAAACATCTGTGATTCCATTGCGTACAGCTTCGGCCCCGCAACAGCCGCAGCGGTTATCGGGTTGATAAACGTGCTGGCAAGCTCTCCTACGCCCTCCTGCCAGTTGCCTTGTCGCTTCGGCAATAGTCCTACGGGCTGTAGCTTTTTTTCAAGCCACTTGCTGCCGCCAACGGGGTTTTCTATGCCTAGCCCCTGCGCCCCTAACAGTCCCGGATGAATCATGCCTGGGTTGTTTAGCAGCATCGTTGCCATATCAACCGGGCCGCCCAATAGCCCTGATGTACTGCCCAGATTGATGCCGCGCCCTACTGACTTGATCGTATCCCATAACTCATCAGGGGTGAGCGACGTTCCAAGCAAGCCGGGCATTTATGATTCCTTGCAAAGCGCAGATTCGGCTGCACGCCGGTTAACCAGTCCGGGAATCGTTTTCCCGTTGTCTTTGTTCCACAACTTCATCAGCTCGCAGCCAGCATCGGGATCGCCTGCGTTGTGTTTGCGCAAAGCACTTGAACCACAATAGGCCGCGACGCCGATGTTGAACGTCAGGCTGAGGTGCGCGATTTCCTCGTTTTCCTTGTAGGGAACGGTTGCGCATTGCCGCATGCCTGCGGAGTGTTCGGCGATGTCCTCTTGCAGCCAGTCGAGACATTGCTGTTTCGTGGCTACGTCGCCCTGCTTCACGCCTTTGGTATGCCCGTAGCAGATGGTCCAGACGCCGCCACCATCGTCGTAAGCGACAAGCCGCAGTCCTTCCCATTGAGCGATAAGAACGGTTGCCGCCGCGATGACCGCAGCACCAGCGACGCCGCCGATAGCTTTAGGGTTTACCCTTTGCCGTGTAGGGGTAGACGGCAAGGTTGCGTCATTGGTGATGACCGGCTCTGCCTTAATCGGCTCAGGCGCTTTCCTGAACAGCGCTGCTAGAAACTCAATCAGGCTTTTCATCGTGCATGCTGGCCTGATAAACCACCCGGGCGACCGCAGCGAGAATGCCAACAACCATTGAGGCGGTCGCAAACAGCTTAGGCGGGAATACCCCGTTAAACAGGGGCAAAGCGAGTTCAGCCGCGCCCAATGCTGCGGAGGCAATCATCAGCCAGAATGACCAGCTTTTCGATATGACAGCGCGCCAGTTGTCGATTAGCTTCATTCGCCGCTCCTGACCGTATCAAGTGGCTTGTTGTAGAAGTAGCGGTAAATCCTGACCCCGATAAACCATGCTGTCTGCACTAGGAACCAGAGCGCTGTCGCCGCATAAGCCGCGTCCTGCCATGTCATCCACCCCATAAAAGAAGTCCCTACAACGGCCAACGGGGGTGCTGCCTTTACAACTTCTGTCGCTATCTCGTGTTTATTCATGGCAAAAACCCGACTGAGCGGGTATAGTTTTGGAAATGAAGCCTCTATACGATCAAGACGGCGCCAAATGGCACCAGTACAAGCCGAACTACACGCCGATTGAGGATCGCCCCTTTGAGAATCGGGGTACGCTCATGGGCCTGTTTCTGGTGCTTGCACCTGTCGCGTTTATCGGCGCTGTGTTGGTGCTGATGTACCTAATGCTTCATTGAAGCCTGAGGCATAGTTCAGCATGTCTTGACGCAGTTTCGGATCGCGTTCACGGCCCGCAATAATCATCAGGTTTGCTAGATGCTGCTGCGCGCGTGACGTTGGAATCGTTGTCGATTGAGCCAGCCAGTTGACGAACGGTTTGCTTGTCATCATCTGAGCCGATAGAGCCGGAACCGCGAGCGCAACGGTAGCCGTACCAATTGCCAGCGGGTTCATTGAGGCAAGCGCGCCGCCGAACATGGCTGCGCCGCCCATGTTTGCCGCCGCTGGTGTGGTTCCGCTTGGATTTGCCAGCACTTGAGAGCCCGACTTCACCATCTCAGACGCTTTGGCGATCTTGTCGAGTCCGTACCGTACCGCCATGCCATCCGCTCCAATGCCGCCCATTAGCGAACCCTTAGCGCGCGGATCAAGCCGGTTCCAGTTGGTCAAGAACGTATTAGCAGAAAACCGCGAGCCTTCCGCGTTCTGTTGGCCCGGTGTTGCGGTGCCCATTTCGTCAATGACCGTCGCAGCAACTACGCGCCGCTGCTCAGGTGGAATTGACTTCATGACCGTCTGCGATATGGAGCCAGCGCCATTTGCAG